GGCGACATCCCCTTCGCGCCTGGTACCGGCCGCTCCCCTCGCGAGCATCTGCGACGCGGCCACATCCGGCGCCTGCCCAGCGGCAAGAAGATCTGGGTCAACGCCCACGTCGTCAACGCCGGCGTGCAAGGAAAACTACACAAAACCTACGCCCTCACCGCCCCAGTTGCATAAAGTAGAGAATTCTTCGTAGAATCCGCCGAAACCTACCTTAGAAAGGAGAAATCCCGTGAAAAACGACCCTGTTGTCAATCTTTCCAACATCCACATCGCCCCGCAACGCCCCAGCATCCTCCTGGGCGACCTGCGGATCTTCGAGCCCCGCAACGGCAAAGTCCTCATCTGCGTCGAGCACGGCCTCAACGCCGGCGAAGGCGGCGAGTTCAGCGCCAGTGAACTGGCCGATCTGCTCGACGAGTTCTACACCGAAAACTTCTAGCCCCATGTACGACGCCGCAACCGGGCGCATGTGCTTCGCCGAAGCACTGCCCTACCTCAAACGCTCACAACCCGTGGCCCGCGCAACGTGGGCCGGGGCCTACGTCCTGCGCGACCCCACCAGCCGCAGCGGCATCACCTTCCACTCCGCCGTGAGCCACTTTCCCTGGGCACCATCCTCCGACGACGTGTTGGCAGAGGATTGGATCGCCGTCATCCCAACTGCCGACACGCAACAAGGAACTCCGAAATGACCATCTCCAAAAAAGTCCGCGCCTACCTGGCCAAAAACCCCGACGCCACCGCCCGCGATATCCACGCCAAATTCGGCGCCTCGCTGCCCATGGCCTACCGCCTGGTCAAGGAAAACAAAGACCGCCGCATCCAAGCTGCCGTCGAAAAACTCCGGACTCCTTCGGAAACCGACCTGGACACGCCGCTGGAAATCGGCGTCAATATCGACAAAATCCACTCCCTGCTGGATTCCCTGCCCGGCGTGCAATCCATCGATATCCGCGAGCCGCGGCCCGTGGACAACGTCAATCACCCCCCTCACTACACAATAGGCGGCATTGAAACCATCGATTTCATCGAAGCCAAAGGCCTGCATAATCATTACCACCTGGCCAACGCCGTGAAATACATCTCCCGGGCACCCTACAAAAAGGATTACCTGGAAGACATCAAAAAGGCCGCCTGGTACCTCCAGCGCGAAATCGAACTCCAGGAAAAAACCTCCCCCATCGTCTAACAAGATGAACCTCTCCTCGCTCCCGCCCATGGTCCAGCTGTACTTCGTCACCATGGGCGGAGCGACCTACACCCTCATCGGCCCCGTCACCCACCTCCCAGAAATGGGCATGGAAGCCGGTAACCTCGAAGCCTTCGAGGCCGGCGAAGTCATCCCCGCGACCCTCGCCGCCAAGTTCGTCAGCGCCGACGGCGACAACGGAACAGGCGTGTGGTGGCGGGGGATGGAGCAGTGAGGGGGGTGTTGGGACGGGAGCCGGGCACTGTCAGGTTCGAGTCAGGTTCAGAGGGGGTGGAGAGGGCAAAAAGGGCCGAGGACCGCGGAACGCGGGTCTTTCGAGGGTTTTCCCGTAGCGTTTTTGCCGTTTTAGTAGACTTTTTTAGGGTCAAGTGTGTTTGTGTGAAAAGTTTTTGAAAAATGACGTAATAGACGTAATGGTGTAAGAAGTGAATGAAATCAACGTGTTAGAGCTACACGGTACATTACGTGTCTTCTACAGGTGTAATTTCTTATAAAATGCGCGCGCGGGACATTTTTTTGTTTTTTTTTTTTCATTGACCCTAAAAAAGTCTACTAAAAGGCCAAAAACGGTGCGGGTTTCTACTAGGTACCACTTTTAGGAGCAAACATGGCAACGAAGCTGCCGAAGATGCCCCGGGGGCATAGCCCCTTGTTGGAGGACAAGCTGCGTACTCCCGTCACAGTCACCAAGAAGAGGGTGCTGACGCCCAAGCAGTGGAAGTTCGTTCAAGAGCTGGTCATGGGCGATGGCCAGGTGACCATGGCCGAGGCGGCCATCCGGGCCGGCTGGCCTGCCAAGACGGCGAAGGAGTCGGCCAGGTTGCTGACCAACCCGGAAAAGAATCCCCATGTCGTTGCCGCGATTCAGGAGCTGCGCAAGGATATGGCCGAGCGGTTTGGCACGACCATGGAACGGCATATGCGGGATCTGCAGAATATCCGTGACCTGGCGCTGCAGGCTGGGGCATATGGTGCTGCCGTTCAGGCTGAATATCGCCGCGGCCAGGCACTGGGCACGATTTATATTGACCGCAAGGAAATCCGGCACGGCACGATTGATTCCATGAGTAAGGAAGAAGTCATGCGCAAGCTGGAGGAAATAAAGCGTCTGTATGGCGACCCAGGTAGGGTTATTGATGTAACGCCCAAGGAAATTGAGCAGGCAGCGGATGTGAAACCGGAATTACCGGCGCCAAAGAAACCCCGTGACTATGCGGAAGATCCTTGGTCGGAAGAAGGCAGGCAGCTGCGGGATATAACTCGCCAGGCAATTAAGGAGGGCGAAGATGCCATCGAAGCCAGAAAGCGGGCTTTATCAGAGATTGAAGGAAAACCTGCCAGCCTGCCACATTACCCGGATTGAGTCCCGTGTGAACCTGGGCATCCCGGACTGCCTGGTAGCGTTCAAGGTGCCGGGCGAGTTCGTGATGGTGGAGCTGAAGGTAGTGCGACGCGGGCGCAAGGTCGCTCTGTCGCCGCACCAGGTGAGCTTTCATGCCAAGCACGCCGACATGAACTGCCCGACCTACATCCTGGTGCAGTATTTCCCGCCAGGAGCGACTCGCACCAGCCACTCTGAGCTGCGCCTGTATGCCGGCGAACAGGCAGTGGAACTGTCCATGCGGGGCATTGACACTGTCCCGTTGGCAGCATGGCCCTGGACGCAGATCCCGTGGGAGCTGGTGCGGCTGCACATGCTTGACGCGGTCGATTGAACCTGGATAGACTTGCGGTGCCAGGGCAGTCCTGGCACCAACTTAGAAAGCGAGAAATGGAAAAGTACCTCAAGCTCATGCGGCTAACGAAGCCGTTGAAGAACTCTGTGCATGACCGGCGCACGAAGTACGGCATTCAGTCCAAGGATGTCTTCCCGGAGGGGATGCTGTGGGTGATCAAGCGCAACCCTGGCGCGGAAGACCAGGTGCAGGAGGTCGCGGCCGCACAGGGCATCAGTCCGGAGGACGCGCGCATTCAGTTGGGCGGGTACCACACCCCGTATGGCCAGCTATGGGTGACGGAGTCAGACGAAGCTCGCAAGGCCTTCCTGGCCAACTCAGTGCCAACGAAGGCGCAGTCGGTGCAGGAGCTGGCGTTTATTTACGATGGCAAAAACCTCAGCGGCGCGGATGTACTGCGGCACCTAATGAAGGGACACGACTGGACGCTGGCAGAGGTCGAGCGGGTGTTCTTTGAAATTGCGCAAGGCCCGCTGGATGAGCCGCAGGAGGACTAGGCTATCAACTCTTAGACCCCCACCGCATCCTCCCCAGCCGCAGAAAGCAAAGCTGGCTTGCACCATCAGGAATTTGTTCCTATACTGGCTACTCCACTTGTTCCTCAACGGGTTGGGGTGAGTGGGCCAATCAACCTAGAAAGCGAGAAAGTATGAAGATCAAGACAAGTGCTCTGAATGAGGCCGCCCTGGACTGGGCGGTCGGGTATTGTGAGGACACACTGTTGGACTCAACACCGTATGCGTACTCAGCAGATTGGGCCTGGGGTGGCCCGATCATTGAGCGCGAGCGCATCAGCCCAACCTATTGCCAACCAACCGCAGATTGGCAGGCAGCGTATCACATTGGTCGCTCATACCTCCAGACCGGCCCCACCCCACTCATAGCAGCCATGCGCTGCTATGTGGCTTCAAAACTGGGCGACGAAGTCGAAGTGCCTAAAGAGGTCGGCGACACTGCGCACCCGGCCGTCCAGGCCGCACGCGGTTTGTATGGGTCGGACACGATCGAATTCGATGCTGAGCCGCAAGTGTCCGAGGGCGCCACTGGCACCTGGGTTCAGGCCTGGGTGTTTGTCAGCAACGACGACCTGGAGGCAGCATGAACAGATATCGCGTCACCATTCAGTTCGAGCTGACAAAGACCGGCTACAAAGAAGCTATCGTGCTGGCCGACAGTCCTGGGCACGCACAGCACCTGGTGGAGGTTGCACCGGATGCGTATCCCTGGGGCCCGGAGTGGTATGCCGGTGAGGCTTACTGCACTAACGAGCGAGTGATGTTTGTGGAGTCGGAGCTGCCGGCCGAGAGCTGTTGACACTGCCTGGCCAGCCAGGCCACAATCGCAACCAGGCGCCCGGATGGTCTAGGCGCCCAACACAGAAAGTGAGAAAGCAATGATCGACATGAATGCCGTCTTTGCGAAGGCCTTGGCCGACGCAGTAGAAGAGACAGTGGTGCGCCCTCTGCAGCAACGCATCAATGAGCTGGCCCTGCGAGTTGAGAGCTTGGCCGCTGGCCAGGTGCAGGACTTTGCATTGGTGCAGCAGCTGGCCGACCAGCAGACTCCCAACCTGGACGCACTGCTGCGCGACACGCAGATGGCCGACCGCATTCACATTGCCGTGCAGGATATCGTGATGTCTGACGAGTTCGCACGCAAGATGGCCGTGCTGGTCGATACGGACGCAGTGGCCGAGCAGCTGGACTATGAAAAGCTGGCCAGCAAGGTCGATGCGGAGGCAGTGGCCGAGCAGCTGGATACCTCCAGCCTGGCAGAGGCAGTGGCCGGCGAGCTGGACATCTCCGACCTGGCCGATAAGGTGCTGGACGAACTCGACGTCGATAACATTGTGGAAAAGGTCAAGGACGAACTCGACACTGAAGAGCTGGCCGAAGAGCTTAAGAACTCCGGCTACCTGGAAGAACGGATGCGCCGGCTGCTGAACAATGCCAGCGTTAGCCTTCGTTTTGACTGAGGGGAATGCAATGAACGGAATCAAAGAAGACGGATGGATTTTGATCGACCAGGCCACAGGCTGGCCGGTGCAGCTGGGCGATATGCGCCGCACCAGCCGCAACGAACATTACCAGGTAACCGGCGGTCGGCCGCCGCATAAACCCAGCAGCACCGGCCGCATTTATGTGCAGGGGTCGGAGTACTTTCCCAGCGTGCTGGACGCGGCCTGGGTGCGCGAGGATGCGCTGGCCAGCTCGGGCATCATCAACAGCAACTACACCGTGCATGGTGCGCACCTGATGCTCCAGGTCGGTGGAGGGTTTGCGTCTTCGCTGGCCCGGGCGTTCTTCGCAGCTGATGCGGGCAACCGCATGAAACTGCTGCGGGCTTTTGAAGGCCTGTTCCGGGGGTATGCGGAGGAAGCTGCGCACCAGGTGGAGGTAAAGGCATGAGCAAACTCGGTCAATATGTCCTAGTGCAGCACTCGGGCTGGGGATATGCAAACAACCCACAATTTATCGGCGGCCTGGAGCTGCGCTGGGTGGATAACCCAAAGCAACTGCAGAAAGCGCGAGACGCTGGCGGTTTGGTGTTCCCGGACTATGACAGTGCGCACTCGGCCGCGTTCGAGCTGATGTACCCGGAAAGCTACGGGGGCATGGTGCCAGTGGCCGACCGGGCGGGTGCGTTCGCGGGCCTGGCCATCGATGGGCTGCGCGTGTTTGTTCCGCATCAGGCGTCAGCTGCGGAACCTGTTGCAATTCCAAAATAAGTCAGACACAATCGCTGCACCGGCGGCCGGAGGGCTGCCGGGCACTTCAACTTCAGAAAGGTAGAAAGCTATGTCAACCCTCATGCAAGCCAGTCGCCAGTGGGCAACCCGTCCCGAAGAAGAGCGCTTCACTTCACTGCCGGAGATGGCCGCCATGCTGCAGGCCCAGCGCGCCATCAGTCGCGCGGCCGTTGTCAGCTCGCGTCAGCTGCGCGCGGTGCCGACCGACGATAACCAGGGCATCTTGATTGAAGGCCCGAACGGTAACGGGTATGCGCCCAGCCACTGGGCCTTTGGCCAGGCTGCCAACCTGGTCGGCGCACCGGCCGGCTACCTTCGCGACCTTCCGGCGCCGCTGGCGGCCGACTGCCTCAACTATGGGTTCCAGGTCGAGCGGGACGCGCAGGATGTAGGCGTGCTGCTGACCCGTAATGGGGAATCGACCATGCGCGCTATGACCGGCCCGCGCTATGGCCGCATCTGGAACATCGATGTCGTGCATGCCCTGATGGATCGCTTCGGGGACGGCCGCACTGGTGACTTCCG